CTACTCCAAAATCTCCGATCAAATCTTCTTCCATCCTAGCGTCTAATACTTTCTCAGCGAATGTCATCCAGTTTTTGTGTCCTGCAAGGATTCGGTATCCATCAGTATTATCTCCGTTAAGCCTGTTGCTCATAAAGAGTTTAAATCCTTGTAGCATACCCATGTAGCCTTTCTTTACAAGATCCTGATATGCTTCATCTACATGGAGAGCAACTCCTGTTGCATTACTGGTAAGGATTGTAAAAAATTCAGGAGGAGCAATTAGGAATCTGTCAGTATCAGGAACTGCTGAAAAACCATTTACCTCTGCAAGATTAAGTACCTGCGCCAATGTTGCAACTTTACTTAAAATATTTGCTGCGGTAATTGTTAATACTGTTGCTGCTTGAATTGTATAAGCTGTTGCTGCTGCAATTGCTCCTCCTGTATAAGCTGAAGTTGCATCATCAAGATCATCTTCAATAGTAATTTCGGTTGCACTTGTGTAAGTTTTAATCCTATACCATGTGGTATGTCCTGTTGCTTTAAAACCTCTACCAACCATTGCTGCGGTAAAAGTTGTTCCATTTCCTGTTACAACTCCTGTAGTTACTGCTACTTCAACATCTCCTGTGGTGTAATCAGTTCCAACCATATTTCCTGCTCCAATGTCTGTGTAAAGATCAAACACAAAGCTATCCATATTTTTTGATCTTTCATTTCCAACTTGGGTAACTACATAAGGATGCGGATTTTTAATATAGGAAAGCCACTTTGCTAACGTTTTTTCTTTCCAATAGAAGGATTTGTATTGATCAATAGTCAACGTACCATTATTTTCAGATAAAGCATCTGCGGTTAAAGCTGCATCTGCATAAGTCTTTTCTGTGAGCTTAGAAAAATCTAGAATGTTTAATTTAGAACCAACACCATTAATCTCACCCTCATAGTTCCTATTAACTACTTCATCAAGCAAATTATGGTCATACACATATTGCATGACCTTGCTTGAGAATCCTTCTGCTACTTTTGTTCCGTATGCTGACATATAGGTAAAGTTGTAGATTACTTTACCGTCTTCTTATGAAGGTTAGGAGTTTTCTAACATTTACAGCATATTACAACTTGCAGGGATTTGTCAAGAGGGTATTTAAAGATCAGATTCAATTTTTCCTGCAATAAGGTATTCTTTATATTTTGAATAATTACTTTCCCTTAATTTTCTTGCCTGCTCCAATGTTATTTTATCAGATTTGGGCTGGGGCTTTTCATTCGGTCCGCCACTACCGTTCTCAAACATTTTCCCCTTATTCGGTGCTTTTCCTGCCGAATATTCGTGTAAAAAGGCAGATACCAGTATTTTAAAGGGTACACTATTATTAGATTCTTCCTGGGCAAAAATTTTAAACTCTTCTGTTTTACCTTCCAGATTAGAATTTTTAATCAAAGTAACCGGATCGCTTATAAAATCTTCTACTGACTCGTTCCACTTCTCAATTTTTGTAGCCTGTTCTTTAGCTTGCGCTATTGTTTTTCTCCAATTACGGGATATAACTGTTTCTTTTGCAAAAATCCTTTCAGTATCAGACATTACATCCCATTCGGGGAACTCTTTTACTAACTCTTCCTCAGTAGGCTCTGAAATCTCATCAGCATCAACTAATGCTTTATTAATAATTCTATTCTTCGCGTAAATCTTCTGGTTTTCTCTTGCGGATGCTGCGGATTTCTTTTTCTCTGCTTCTAACTTGGCTCTAAGCGCTGCTTTTTCTTCTTCTGAAGGTTCAGCTTGTTCTTCCTCAACTTGCAGAGTTTCTTCTTCTTCAATCACAGAATCCTCTGAAGTATTAGCCTCTGCCTCAATTCTTGCCTCCTCTTCAGGATTTATCTCCTCTTTTAACAAATCGGGGTTTTCTTCGAGTTCCTCAGCAGCTTTAATAGCCTCTTCTTCTTTAGCTTTTAACTCTTCTTTAGTTGGCTTATTTGGGGTTGGCATTTTTTATTTTTACCGTCTCTGTTTTAACAGAGGTTTGGTTTACTTTAGGATTAAGTACACTATCATATTCCCTTAACTGAATCTCTTTAAGATAAAAACGTCTTTCTCTTAAAAACCTTATTTCCTCTTCAGTTAAACTACCAGGCTCCTTTATAAGAATCTTATTTAAAACTTCCTGCGCTTTAGAGTTCATCTTACGATGTTAGTGTGTAAAATTAGCTGATGTCAAGTTTTATGAGCAACTCCGCCCTTTTTCTTAACCTCAACTACCTTATTCCCTTTAAAAGCAAAGCGAATCTTCCCCTTCTTAGTTTTCTTCCATCTATAACGGACACCTTTTCCAAGCGGCATTATTTCCTTTTGCCTTTTAATTTTTTCTTAGCTTTAACAGCAGCCGCCACATAACCTTTCTTTGTATACGGAAAATGAATTTTACCTATTTTTGGCATATTACCTCCTTCCCGCAATCCCCTGGATCGCATTTTCTATTTGCTGTTGTGCTTTCTCAGGCGTACTCAAAAAAGCATCGAGTAACATATAATTCCTAAGTCTGGCTTTTAGGAATAAATCCTGTTTTGATCCCAAATCGGATTTTGATAGTTCCAATTCAACTGCTTCTTTCATCGAAGTAATATAATCTTTAACTTTCTCAAGACTTAATTGACCTTTTTGAAGCGCCTCCATCCAGGTATTAAGCGTTTCTTTCTCCGCAGCTGATAAATCTTCGTATTTAAGACCAATTTTTTCAAGTAAAGAATCAATCATGCTTGTACAGGCTGATTACCGCCCATTAATTGCAGCGGATTAATCTGCTGTTGCTGTCCAGGGAGCGCCCCTAGCTGCTGTCCGGGTATTCCCGCTCCCAGCGTAGGCTGCATCATTTTTTGCTTCTCAAACTCCATTATCTCAGTTATTTCATCGGGCGTTAAATCTGCAAACTCTAAAAGTTTTTTTTGATAAACCTCTCTAAGTTTTGGATTATCCGGCATGAACACTTTGGCGGCATTTAACTTCTGTAAAGACTCGGTATCTTGATTATTCTTATCCTCTTGACTCCAAACTTTACAACGATAACCTGATTTAGTCATCCAGTCTTTCGGGGAGATTTCCCTTTCGTAAATATCAGTAGTGTTACGGCCTTCTTTATAGATTTTAACCGCATCTAGTTTATCTGGAGTCGCCTCAATCATCTTGATAAACATAGTTCCCCGGTCCTGCCAAGCCTTTGTATAGAATTTACTCATACCTTTAATGCGTT